GGGCTCGGCATACATGGACTTGGGGTAACCAGGCATTTTTATTATCTGCTGAGAAAATAATGTGGCGTCTCCTGTTTGCCCCGATACTGATGGTCCTGTATGATTATGTGAAGCCACCTATAGACCTCCTCTATTTTACAAATCCACATCGACCACTGTTGGGTATACAAAATACATTCAGAGACCTTGTACATTGCTTCTCTGAGCACGATGTAAAGCACTACCCTGGTCTTCTTCTACTGAAACTTCATTACTCCAAGTTACGTGAAGAGTTTGAACGAGTTTCACCAACCCTAAAAAAGACCTGGTACCATGATACAAATCCATGGTTTGAAAAGAATGATGGATACTACTTTTACAAAGCTGACCAATTCCCTCTACTGAAGAGTCTTATTAACCAAATACAGTGTATACACACAGAGGGTGCTTCATTTGCGGTTATAGAGGGTCCCATGGTTTTACATCCACATCGTGCTGAATCCAATGAACTTCTGAGATACCAACTCGCTATACATGGTGATGGAGATTGTAGCCTGTACACAGAGAACGGTAGGCACATACACAGAGAGGGTGAAGATATCCTCTTTGATCATGCAAGATACCATGAAGTGATGAAAACTGGGGATGGTCGAAGGGTTGTACTTATCCTTGATGTTCACAGGTGATTCCGACACGTTGCGATGTACATATCACTACCACCGATGAGTTCTAGGGTTTTGTCGTCTACGATTCGCTTAGTGAAAGGACCTAGAGTTCCATCATTGCATCGCATACAGAGTGCCGAGAGTTTGGTCACATCACATGCGAGTGGGATACAATCAATAAGTTCACCAAACTTTTCCTGAAAAGAATCGGCATCGAGACCAGCTACTATCACAGACTTGTTTACCTGTAGACAACACTCCACAAACTTCTTGAGTCTAGGGAAGAATTGTCCTTCATCAATAGCAATTATATCAGCCTTGTCAAATTCATCTGTATTAATAATTTCAAAAAGATCAAACACTTTATGACAATCAAACTTTACATTATCATGTGTTTTGAGAATTTCCTCGTGGGACCTGGTATCTTTTGCAGAATTTATAATCATCACATCTTTTCCTATAACTTTTAAACGCTTAAGTCGTCGAATAAGTTCAGATGTTTTACCAGAAAACATATTTCCCATAATAATTGAAAGTCCCATCTCACCTTATTATTATAATATTGTATTTTTTATATGGGTGATATACACAGAGCAGTTTTGAATGGTATGAAGGGGTACTACAACCCTAGGACGGGGGAGGTCAAGTTTGGTAGATGTGTATATTCAAGTATCGCGGTGGCAGTAAAATATCTCAGTGAAAAGTAAGATGCCTCTCACCGATGCAGTCATTACCAAGAAGGTTGAGGAGTTGCGTAAAACACAGGGTAAAATCTATGCACCCCTCAAATATTTCAGGGGGCTTACAACTCTCAAGGGGGTTGAGACACGTTATAAAAAGATGCTCAAGCGAGACTACAAGGGGTTCAAGACAGACGAAGGACAGAAGACAAAAACTTCCTCCTACACCCAGAAATTTAGGAAAATGTATCCGGGAGCTAAATCCCTCCCTGAAATTGCTAAGGCTACTAAGATTCCTCTGAGGACTGTGAAGACTGTGTTCAACAGGGGACTCGCTGCGTGGAGAACCGGGCATCGTCCGGGAGCCTCTCCACAAGCGTGGGGGTATGCTAGGGTCCATAGTTTCGCCACTAAGGGGAAGACCTACTTTACGGCGGATAAGGATTTGAGGTAAACCACTTTACAAAAATCTAAAAACTGGTTCGTACTCATTGACATTTTCATCGTGTTAATCATGGTGCAAACGAATTGTAAGTTTCCTCTTGTATATCCCTTACCTGGTTCAACCTGGTCGGGACTTATATTATGCAAAAATCTATGATTGCTTTCACCTGAAATTGCACGTCTAATAACACCTTCTGTTTGTCTTTGATATGTCATTTTCAAACCCGAAAGTGCACACAATCCATTTTGATTATGATATATCTCACACCATTCATCAAGTGATAAATCAAATGGTATGTTATTTTTTTTAGAACGACATTTTGCACTTCTGTAAACTTGAGACAGGTAATTTCTGGGGTTTTTTGATAGGTGTATATTTTGAATGAGGGCGGCACAGTTGTCACAATTACTCCTATAACAAGTTTTTTTCTCACCATTCACTGATGTGTAATTATCACTCCTAAATTTAGATATCGGTAAGGTGATTTTACATATCGCACATTCCTTTTCTGCCGACCAGGCGGTCCGCGTCCGAGCACCGAAAGGCCTTCCCATCTTAATATACTTTTTGGTCAAGTCTCTATATGACTTCCCGATAAGTATCATCATCGGAGTTAAAGGTGTAATAATTATCCCGGTATGAGAGTACATTTCCTTGTATCAACGTCATCGCGTGCGTTCGTACATACACAAATCCAATACAAAGACGTCAACCCCAAAAACGCAATCGGAATAATCGCTACACTGAGCATTAGTATTAATTTATAATTTTAAATCTAATGTTCAGTCTGGCATTTTACGCACTAAAAAGCAAACCGTGTCCGTAAGGGGTTATTATGAGTTTAAACGCGGCCGCGACGGGAGTGTAGCGAATAAGCCATAACGAGCTCACTGTATGTATATCCGAGTTCCTCTTCAAATTCTTTTAATTTTAATTCACTTTTAGTCAGTTTACGTTTTATATCTAACCCCCAATAACCCGGTTTCCATTCATCTTCGGGAAGTGATTCCGTGGCTGCATGTAACATCGAACGATACTCAAGAATATCTGGTAAAAGATGACGTATATTTTGTCGTATTTTTTCTCGTTCTTGGTCATAAATTCTGACATACGTATCTTGTGATGATTGGTACATTGAATCGATTTTTCTCCATCCTTCATCTTCCATCTGATATGAAGTCAAATTGAGACTGCCCGGGTGTTGTGAACATACTTGATATTTTTTACCATCCTTTCCACGGTAGTATTCCAAGTGATCCAGACCAAACTGTTGATAATAAGAACGTATAAATGTGTATTCTTGTTTAGTGGGTACACGTGATGATTTCGAATCAAGCATAAATGAAGTTCTCGCTAATATGACATCTTCAGTATCAAGACAATTCCCGGCTCTGAACCCACCCCAATAAGTATTTTCATAGAATGTAGGGTTCATAATGACACGTTCATGTAAGTACACAGGAGATTCGACGATTGCGGTCATCTTCGTTTATCATATAAGAATTCAATACTTTATATCCATTCATAATTTATCTTGTCAATAAGTAGGATGATACTCATAGATCAAATAGTTCGGTACCTCTCCAAAGATATTATGTTACCGACACGATGTTACGCGACTAAAAAGCAACTCGTGTGTGTAAGGGATTGTTGTGATTGTAAGATTTTCTGTAAGAAACCACCAAAGGGTTCCGTACCAGCGTATCAACCAGTGTATGTATTAAAAGATATTTCTAAGCCCTAACTCTCTTCATCCCCTCTCCACGGACGATTGTATCGACACATTTAACTTCCTCTTTCGTCCATTCAGGTGCATCCTGTAAAGTTTTGAATCTGGTATACATTTTCCCCTTACCAGTAAAGTCATAGGCAATTAACTTTGTATCGATATCCTCCATTTTCACACCATGGCGACCAAAATAAGGCCAGTTGTTAAAATTGAGACGAAACGTCTTGTATCCATGTCCATATTGTTTCACACGAATACCACCTTCACAAACGGGTTCAGGTTCGAACTCATAGTGGGGCATGGCGGCATTCATCTTATCGACGATGTTGAGGATGTTCCTCATGGTGAAAGAGTCACCAATCTTGTACACGGGTTCGTCATCGAAAGTGAAAGACATTTTTATTACTTGGAAATATGACGGGAAGTGACTTCACTTAGGTTTAATTATTACAATTCTAGGGTCTAGAGTCTATCCATACTCACATGAAACTCGAGTTTGTCCCCATGACGTGCAGTGAGACACTTGATGTGGGTGTCCAAGTCGCATGGGGTGCAGTCTTCTTCGTACACCACACCATCGGGGGTCAATAGAGTGGGTTTGACGAATATAGGACCTCCAATTACTGTGATTGGACGAGTCTCATATCGACTTTCATCGTAATACGGCACGATGTGAAAGGCGACAACGGGGTGTTTGGAAAGAACAAATTGTCCATTTTCAATATCGTTAAGGGAGAGCACATAGTTTCCGGGTTCAGCTTTGATGATGGTACCGTTCTTCATTTTGAGTTGTGAGATGGAAATACCAGTAATCGATTTCACTTAGGGCTTCAGTTAAAGAAAAACCCCTCTTTGAATATAAAATGGATCTTTCAAGTCTGTCTAAAATGGATCTTTCCAAGATTCCCAAAAACCTTTTAGGTATACTCCAAGATAAAGAACTCTCAATGGCTCAGAAAATGGTGGCATTTAACATGTTCGTACCAAATTTACCAGCTACTCCAGAACACGACCAGGCGTACGACGACAACCTAGAGGTTGGTCGCAAGATTAAGCGTCTTGTGGATGAGGGGAAGATTCGTATAGGTGGATTCGGTAAAAATTTCAAAATTGAGGTGATTACCAATTAGGTAGGTGCCTTTCTAAATTTTCTTCTACATCAAATTGAGCAGGGTCAACCTTGATGGTGGGTTTAATTTTTTTAGACTTGGTTTTATTTTTAGTTGCTTTAGGAAATGTAAACCCACGAGCTGCGTTAATTTCTACATCATACTGTACAGGGTCATTGAATACACGGGTTCTGACACTACGTATAGGAGGAGGAGGAATGAAAAAAGTTAAGGTGAGAAACATTTAATATATAGGGGTTTTATTCTTTATCTTCATTCTTTTCATCGGGGTGAATCGCCCACATATTTTCTTTCTTAAACTTGTCATAATCAATCTCTTCAATCTTGAACTTTTTCATGAGAAACTTCTTAATGGGGTTCATTTCCTTTTCCATGGGCTTCTTTTTAGGTGGGTCTTCACATGGTCCCAACTCATCCCACTTTGGAAACCGCCTATTCCCCTCACCTGGTGCATCTGCAGGGGCTACGAAATCATCTTTCTTAGCGTGTACACGAACACTGGGTCGTACAATTAAAAGTCTTGTTAGCATCTTAGTAGAGACATAGATTATCTTTAATAATTAATGATACCATTGGCTGCGAGAGTTAGTTTTGCCACAGTCATGACAGTGAGACCAATTGCGATATCGGGGTAATTCACCTTGAGCAAACGACCTGCAATTGTCATGGGTAAAATCCAGGTAACAAGTTGGAGTTGTGCATAGTTCGCAAGGTCGGGGTTTGGGAGGGTAGCTTGGACCTGTCTAGGTCTGACAAGGCGTCTGTTAGACCTCTTTCTTTTTTGAAGAAACTTGGTAGGCGTCTTTTGAGTGTAAATAGGTGAAGCAAGAGAAGCCATTTTTATAATCAAAGATTTTCATCTTTAAACACCTAAGTTGACCTCACCCAAGGTCAAGTACATCTAACATTCAACAATGTCTGGCCCCATGAACTCCCACTCTATCACTGACTACATCCTCAAGCTCGAGAAGGAGAACTCTGAATCTCGAAACAAGATTGAACAACTGAAGAAGCTCTTCACTGAAGCCAGTGAAGAGAAGGTCAATGCTCTCAATGAGCTCAATGAGCTCAAGTACAAGAACCGGTCTCTCTTTGAAACAACTGCACAAGTTGGGGTTAAGACTCCCTACTCCAAACGCCTTGCAAACGTCGGTATTGTTGAGCGTCTAACTGAGCTCGGGAGAATGACTTCTGATTTTCACAAGACAGCTACTTACCAAAATGCTGCGACTACTGTCGCTGACCTATCTTACCCGGTTGAAAGTGGTGAAAGTTTAATGCATCTCAATGGCATTGGTAATGGAATCGCGGCAAAGATTAACGAGTATCTCGATGAATTGGACTCAGACTATGAAGAGTCTGAAAGCTCCGACTCTGAGTCTATCGCATCCAATGGTGACGATGAAGACGTAAACAACTTTTCCGAAGATGATGAGTCTGACGACGAAGATGATTGCTCTGAAGATGGTAGTTCAACTGACAGTGGGTACTTTATCTCCCAAAATGCTGGCCTCGCTGGAATGCTCTATAAATGTGCTGAGAAGGCTGAAGACAAGTTCAAGTGCGACGTATACACCAAGGCTGGTGATACCATCTACAATCTTTCTCATGTGATCACCAGTGGTAAGGAGGCTATAAAGTTTCCAGGTATTGGAAAGTCTATCGCTAAGAAGATTGACGATTACCTCAACTTCAATAACGCGACACTCGCTAAATGTTTCATCAGACTTGGCAACCACGCGGAAACAATGTACAAAACTGAAGCCTACTGGAAGGCAGCGGATAAGCTCCGCGAACTCACCTTTGAAGTTTCGTCTGGTGATGATGTGAGGCATATCAAGGGTTTTGGTCCTTCAATTTGCTCCAAGATTGATGAATATATTGCCACTGGGACTATGGTGAGGCTTAACGAACTCAACTAAATCCATGTTGGTCTGCGTCAGAGTTGAGAGAGTATGAATATTTTTTTAATAATTAAACACCCCTTTCTTTTTACCATCATAGAGATTTACAATCCCTGATGCTATCATCTTTTGATTCACAGATATTTTATCCCCTCTTTTTCGATATACGGTCACGAGAGGGCGACCATACTTATCATTTTTACCACATTCAATCCATATCCACCCGTTTACTTTATTTTTACACATGAATGGGTTCCATAATTGGGGGACCACGCGATCATCGAAACCACATTCTTGTTTAAACATGTCTCGCGCAAGTTTAGCTAAGTAAATATGCTCATTTCGTTCTTGCATGGCGAGACTGGGTTTCATCTCTGCTGAATCGTACCCAAGTGTGCGAAACTTGAATTTTAGAACGCGTCCATGCTTCATGATAATTGCATTAAATGTATCTCCATCGTATACACTCGTTATTCTAGCATACCCATTATAACCGGATAGACTGAAAACTGGAATTGAATCGTCGACACCTGACAAAGCTCTCTTACTTAAACACCAGTTCATATATAAAGAAGTATTGGTTCCTCTTTAAACACCTAAGTGGAACGGGAATATTATAGTTTTTAAATGTCTAACCTTTTCCGTATTGCTTTCTGTCAGGCGACTGCGCCACTATGCCCCGACATGCAACGTGAAGTGTGGGGGTGGATCTCAGTTCTTAAAAAGCGTGAGAAAAGGGAACGTATCATCGAGATTAAGAAACTCGCGAAAGCAAAAAAACAGAACCGTGTCCTCGAGATTGAGGAACTCTTGAGAAGTGAAGAGAATTCTGATTTGTCGTTTGAATTGGATACTGAAATTTTTAGGATTATGCCGTACCCAGAAGTGGTGGGAAGCACCATAGATATAGAAAGGGTTAGAGCTCGTGCTATACTTTTTTCTTTGTAATAAGTAAACAATGACTCCAGTACTCGTATCTGTGGACAAGGCAGGTGATCTCAAGCTCGGTAAGCGTAAGTGCCGTCTCCACAAAAAGGAAGATGTGGTGAAGGTTGCGAAAAATTACGGTGTTCCCAACGCCGGAAAGAAAACTGTCAAGCAGTTATGTGGTTCCATCAAGGCTAAGGCCAAGGCCAGCAACGATGGTATGAACAACGTCCCCCTAGCCAAGTTGTACCCCGAGGCTGCCAAGAAGCAGGTAGCGGCTAAGAAGCGTGCCGAGAAGAAGGTGTTCGACAGGAAGGTTGCCATGAACTTCATGAAGACTATGGTCACCAACCGGGTCGTAACCCCTACACGCAAGGTTGTTGTGGCTGTGATGCCCATGCCCAAACCTTCAAAGAAGGCTATGCCTCTCACCAAGGAGGAAGCCAATAAACGTATTGGTGCGATGAAGGGTCTCTCATATGAGAACCGTTCCAAGCTTCAGCGTATGGTTCTCAATCAGCATTCACCCCGTCGCGTTGTTCGGGTGGCTCGTGAATTGGCTCGTCTGCGTTGAATTTAACAAAGATTTCATCGGTCCAATCATTGGGGTCGGTGTAATTCTTCTCCTCTGTGTCGTAGAAAGATTCACTATCGGTGATTAACATACCCCTGACAGTCTCGTATAGAACTGTGGTGAGGGCGAATTTATAAGCTAAAAAGCCGAGGAATGTGGCTCCATAATCAAAATCAAATGCGAAGGGTGCATTATTCCACGACACTTCAAAAGCAGCCGCACCTAAAGGTGCTAAAAACTCCTTCTGAATTGTCGACTTTTCAAAATTATCTACTCGATCGGATAGAAGACATATATACGCATATGATGTGACAGCACCCAACATGGCAGATACACCTTGTTCGGCACCCTGAGCAATAAAATAAGATGCACTCAAAGCGGAACCATATCCAGCTGTAGAAGTTTTTAGTGTCTTTTTAAGGCGTTTATATTCAGACAGTTTAGGTGGGATTGGCTTACTGAAGGCGTAAGTGAGTGACATATTCTTTACTAAACACTATTAAAATCTTTATCTCAATTAAGTATAGCAATGCCATGCCAACGTTGTCGGAAAAAATGTGGTGTCCCAATCGATTGTAAATACTGTGAGGGAAGTTTTTGTCCGAGTTGTATTCAGTTGGCCAGACACGATTGCCAAGGTGCTGATATCAAGAAGATGAAACAACGTAAAGAACTCGAGGAAAATATAGCATTTGAACCAAAATCCAAATGCTTAAAGATTTAATGTGTATACTAATCAGCGTGGGGGGCGTACCGGGGAATTGGGTTCTCGGTATCGCATTCATAGCTCAGTGGTAGAGCGCAAGCTTAGTAAGCTTGAGGTCAGGGGTTCGAAACCCTTTGAGTGCATAAAGGATATAGTATATGAATTTATATGACTATATTCCTTATAGGTGGTGGAGTGACTATAATGACCTATATTATTTATAGACACATTAGATGGAGATATAAAAGAAGACGATGGTTGTTATCTTCATTACGGAGTTAAATGTATAAAAAAAGAATATTGTATAATCACAGTATGAATAAGGACCAAGTCATTCTTATTCATGATGTGGCATCATTAACGTTTCTCGCACCATTCTCTGTATTATGTCTAGCTGAAACATTGTTTGGATACACCGTATATCCAATGTTTTTGACACATGCTCTCACCACCTATATGTCTTTTGACCTCACGTGGATAATTATCCAGCCTAGGATTGTACATACATTTAGAAAGTTAATCATACTTCATCATTTAGTATGTCTTCTAGCTCTTCTTAGACCCCTCATGTATCCCGAAGAGGCTTTTGTTGTTGGTGTTGTGGGTATAGTTGAAATTGATACATCTCTACTCACTATCCGAAGACTTATACCCAGAACGAGTTTCATATATCCCACAATAAATGATATGTATCACGCGTCAAATATATTGATTCGGGTAGGGTATGAGTCATGCATGACACTATTTTTGTCGTACTTTTATGCACATGAAAGTATTTACACGAAATTACACATCCTTGGGTGTCAGTATTTCATAAATATTTTCAGTTGTGGTATTTGTGCCCTCACCTATTCGAAGAAGAACCCAGCTTTGAAGGACAATTAAAGATTTAAATCTAATCCATAATTAGAATGACTAAAGACGAAAAAGCTAAACCCAAGCGTGCACCCAATGCGTACATGATGTTTTGCAAGAAGACGCGACCCGAGATTACCAAGGAGAACCCTGACATCACATTTACCGACACTGGTAAAAAACTAGGGGAGATGTGGAGAGCTCTCACTGATGACGAGAAGAAAAAATATGCGAAGTAAGTATAAGATGTTGGTATACATATTTGGATTTCTATTACAAATTGTAATGAAGGAGCGAATAAGAAAAGGAATATCTCCTAGATTTGGTCAACCATCAACTTAAGGATGTTAGCCGTATTATAAATATGATGCAATTAGGTATATTAATCGCCGCCCAATTTGGTCATGTGCAAGATGTACTAGCATTGATCGAGGCGGGTGCTGACATCAATATGTGTAATCATAATGGTTCGACACCACTACATATGTCCGCCCAAAACGGTCATGATGGGGTAGTGAAGGCTCTAATCACAGCGAATGTGGATATTAACAAGACTGATGATATTGGGTGGACACCGTTGTTAACAGCAACTGAATACGGTCACGAGACAACTGTGCAGATACTGATTGATGCCGGAGCTGATATCAACAAGGTGTCGCATAGTGGTATGACACCACTATCTAACGCCAAGTTGAAGGGTCATGAGACGATACTACAGATGCTCACAGACTTAAGGATGTGAGGCGTGATACAAGTAGATGTCCCTCGGGGTCAAGAAGCTCTGTTACGATGCTATTGTGCCTACTCGTGGGTCTGATCATTCTGTGGGATATGATTTATATAGCTCCGAGGATGCCATGGTTCCTAGCCAGGCTGGAAGAGCAATCGTAGGAACTGGTATTACAGTGGTTCTTCCACCAGGGGTATACGGTCGTGTAGCTCCCCGCTCAGGGTTAGCCGCAAAGCACTGCATCAATGTTGGTGCGGGTGTGATTGATCCAGATTATACCGGTGAAATTAAAGTCATTCTATTTAATCATGGATTGAAGGACTTTGAAATCAAGAAGGGTGATAGAATTGCGCAACTCATTCTAGAGCGTTGTGAGACGCCACCTATCGAGGAGATTAGTATCGTTGAGGATACTGAACGTGGCTCAGGTGGTTTTGGGTCTACCGGCAATTAGAAAACCATAGGTCTTCGGGTGTAGGCATGAAAAGTATACCTTGAGTCATAGTCATATACAATTTAGCCTTATCCACATTAGGGTAAGTGTGTAATACCCATCTCTCCCAATATTCGGCCCTGAAGAAATCTTCCCAATCTTCTTCCGAACTTTCTTTAATTTTCAACATCCCCCTTTGTATCTCATACTGATCTCTCTCTATTCGCAGCTCCTTAGGAAGGATAGCCCCTTTCCTAAGAAGTTGTGCACGCATAAGACGGGGATTACGATGGTCTGGGAAATACTGAACCCCCGTCTGACCAAAGTCTATAGCTCTCTTATTTGGTAAGGTAACTCTATACTTGTGAGTGAATGATGGACTGGGTTGTAATACGACGTGCATATAATTAAAGGATTGAATAAAAAAATAAAGTATGAGGCACGATATAATTGATGTATACGACAGGTCTATATTTGAGATGAGAAACGTTTATACGGCTGAAGAGTGTCAGGCAATGATAGATTATCATAAACTAAGTCATAATCAAATATCAGGGTTGGTATTTAATTCAACGACTGGACTTGGGGAGGTAAATACTAAAATGAAAAATACAATAGACGTACATATCAAGGATACAAGACGTGATTTATTCACAACGTTTTTTGAAGGGATAAGAAAAGTTCATATGGAATACATAAATCATATGAGTGATATTAACAGACCATGTGGTATAGGGTATTTACAGAAAAGTAATGCTACCCATCCACAAATACAAAGAACTGATAAGGGTGGTCATTTTGACTGGCATTCCGACTATACTGACCCAAACCGATGGCTTGCAGTAATCGTATATTTAAATGACATAAATGAAGAAAATGGTGGTTCAACTGAGTTCAATTCTGGTAGAAAAGTACAACCTGAACGCGGTAAAGTTATAATATTTCCCGTAACTCATTTACATTTACACAGGGGTAATGCCATTTTAAATGGACCCTCTAAATATATAATAACAACATTTCTAATAAATCCCGATGAGAGAAAAAAAGATGATAAACCCAATAATTTCCCTTTCATATATCATTAAAAGATATAAGGAATTAATACGAGATAAAATCATGCTTGAATACACATCCCATGATGGTATCAAAATCCAAGTTGGTCAAAATGCAAAAGAAAATGACCAACTGACAATGACGAGTGACCCTAAACACTGGTGGATGCATGTGTCTGGATGCCCGGGTGCACATGTTGTCGTGTGTCATGAAGGTGATGTGGCTCCAAAGGAGACGAAGAGGGATGCTGCGGTTCTTGCTGTCTATCACAGTAAGACACCAAATACGAAGATGTCACCGGTGGACCTTGCTAGGGTTGACCAAATAGCAAAGTATCAAAAGTCCACACATGGACTAGTGACTTTGGAAGGTGAAGTTATGCAACTCACAATTTTCATGAATAAGGAAAAACTGAGACTTGATAGATTATTAAAAACTAAGTACATTCTAAAGTAAACTTGTGTAAAGTCCAGCGATGTAGTACACATCCTTGAACCCGAGACCTTCTAATTTCTCTGCTGCAAATCTGGCCCTTTGCCCAGTGTTGCAATAGACGAGTAATCCCCTCCTGGGGAGTTCTGTGGTGGTCTTTTCGTTCATCTTATCAACAGGGATATGAAGCGCTCTAGGGTAATGTCCCATGCGATATTCAGTGATTGTACGAACATCGATAACCCTCTTTATCTTACCATCCTTAATGAGTCTCTTGGCTTCTTCGGCGGACACGAGATTCTGACCATAATATGTGTAGGCTGTGAGAGCGGCGAGACCACCGATAAATACGAATGGTATCATTATTATTAAATAAGGTTAATAATTTTGGATACTTGACCAATTGTGGGTATAGAAACACCAATCTTCTCTTGCATGAATCTCTTGTTCAATTCAGGTTTAATACATGCGTGTAGAGCCCCAGCTGCGATAGTTTTTGCGTGTCTGGACATGAGTTGGGGACAATTTGCAGCGGACTTGAACAGGTCCAAGTCACCGATGGACTCATTTATTCCAAGTGTTTGTAACATGGAAATCGCAATAGTATAAATACGTTTTTCACGGACATCATCTTTCACCACTATCTTTTTAGGTTCGAATTGGGTAATTCTTTTTTTCAATTTTTTATATTTCCTTTTCCACTTTTGACCTTGTTTGATTTGTGAAAGAAGCTCACTAACATGAGACTTCACTCCACGAACAGCGTCAAGAGTAGGTGTTTTACGAACTTTCGTCTTTACCATTTTTTACGTGATTTTAAAGTTATATACCTAGGACTTAGGTTTGGTTTAGTTACCAAATGCGACACCAGCCATACCATCCTTGATGCGAAGGATGTTATAGTTGACCGCGTAGACCCGGTGAAGCTGGTTGCCACCTGAGGGGTTTACAAGGGTGAGTTTGGCATTGTCGATGCGGCTGAAATTTAATGTACCTGTGGGCTGCATCTTGCTGAGGTTGATACAGAATGGCCAAGTGAAAGTGGGCAAATCTTCGAGAACATCGGAGGGGAGGTCGGTGCTGTGCATTTCTGGCACGACTGTGTGGTGGTACAAATTCGAAGTTTCTTCGTATAGAGCTGTACCGTTGATGTAAAGGGAAGATTTATCGAAAGTAAACGCCGTGTCCCAATCGTTACCCGCGGTGGTGTTACCAGAGACAAGGTGGAGTGACTTGACGGGGTGGTTGAAATAACTGATGTCAATATCAGTGTCTTCCTTAGCTGCGAGTTGATGTTGGGTCTGAGTAATAAGAATCTCATGTTCAGTGTCAGTGAAGTACTTACGCTCCTCAGTGTCTAAATACACGTAGTTACCCCAAATCTTGGGAGTTCCAACGGGGGTGTAACCGTCACGACATTTGATGCGAATCTCAACATCGTGGTACTGGAGCGCCACAAGGGGGAGACATTTGGTGTAATCTTCACCAAAGAAGAAAGGAATCATAAAGTGATCACCACCATGATTAGACTTGAGGGTCGCAGTTGAGGCACACATCGACGACTTCGCTTGGCTATCACGCAAGAGGGGGTTGTGTACACCCTGAATAAAGAGGGAATCGAGTTGGGAGACCTTCTGTCCACCAATCCACAAAGCAAACTCAGTGGGGTTGTTTGCTGTAGATGAGAAAAGGCCATCTGGGTTATCTTGTACGTTAGAAACGAGGCTATCTTCAATCCAGATGTAGCTCATGAGGTCACCCTTAGAGCGAATAGGAATAGCAATCTCGTTATTAGCACCGAAGGTACCGATGTAATCCATACGCTCGGGCTTCATGGCGAAGTTGGTATAACGTTTATAGTTTTGACGGAAGAAGCTGACTTGGGGATCACCTGTGATGTAGACATCCTGGGCTCCTACCGAAACAAGTTCAATCAAAGCAGCTGACATTTATTAATAAACGATATTAAAATTTTGGCTCATAGTATACATATGGTATTGTTCCAAGCTCTGACATGGGAAGCACGAGATGTTGAAGGTGAACATCAAATCAGTATCTTCGGTAAGACTGAGAATGGTAAGTCGGTCTGTGTAACTACAACATTCGATCCATATTTTTTTGTAAAACTTCCAAAGGGTACAACACAACAGGACGTTAAGCGTCTATACGATGACATCAACAGGCTGAGGAAAGACCATGTGACGGGTTACAGTCTGACAACACAGAAGGATGTTTGGGGTTTCCAAAATAACGAGGAATTTCACTTCATGCATTTGAATTTCAAATCACTGGAGCATAGACGAAAGGTTAACTCGATTTTTATGTATAATAGGGAATTTCAAAAGTACCATGTATACGAATCTAATATTGATCCTGTCCTGAGATTGATGCATAGAACTGGGATTCAATCTACTGGTTGGTTAGACAGCGGTGATAGTTGTGTTCGGTGTCATCTTTCTAAGGCTGACATTGACCTGTGGTGTAATGAGTGGTCAACATTGAAACCCGTCGAACGTGATGATATGGCTCCATTTGTGGTTGCATCATTTGATATTGAATGTAATAGCTCTACTGGTAAATTTCCAGATCCAAATGTTCCGGATGATGCATGCTTTCAGATTGCAATTTCCTTATGTAAATTTGGGAGTGATGAACCATACGATAAAACTTGTTTGTGTTTTAAAAAAACTGACCAAAACATAGAGGGTTCGAATATTATCAGCTTTGATACTGAAAGAGAAATGCTTCTAGCGTTTAAAAAGTATGTAAATGAGAAAGATATTGATATTATTACTGGGTGGAATATATTTGGGTTTGATCTTGAATATATTTACAAACGTGCTGCTATGGTTGGGTGTGGAGTTGAATTTTATCAGCTTGGTAAACTCAACGATACTGAGTGTCATTTAGTTTTGAAACAGTTGAGCTCAAGTGCACTGGGTGATAACTATCTGAAGCTTTTACCCATGGCTGGGCGTTTCATTTTCGACCTATTTCATGAAGTGAAAAAGGGGTACAAGTTGGATTCCTATAGCCTGAACAATGTTTCAAAATTATATTTGGGTGATCAAAAGATTGACATGACCCCAAAAGAAATGTTTGCTCGTTTTCTAGAAGGTGACCCTGTAAAATTGAGAGATGTTGCTGAATACTGTATCAAGGATACACTCTTACCCCACAAACTCATGAAAAAGTTGTGCACCTTATTAAACCTTGTGGAGATGGCTAAAGCAACCTGGGTACCTGTATCATTTCTCGTTGAAAGAGGGCAGCAAATCAAGGTGTTTAGTCAATTAACGAAAAAGGCCAGGGAGTTGGGGTATATGGTACCAACTATTAAGTATGGTTCGCTCCCTGAAGAGCAGTACGAAGGAGCAACTGTTTTAGAGGCACAGAAAGGTGCATACTATACACCAATTACAGCCCTTGATTTTGAGGCTCTGTATCCATCTATAATGATGGCACACAACTTGTGTTATTCTACATATGTCATGGATGAAAGACGGTATGGTAATATACCTGGTATTACTTACGAAACGTTCGATATTGGTGATAAAACGTATAAGTTTGCACAAGATGTACCCAGTCTCTTACCAGCG